TGGGCGTTCTACTGAATCAAACGCCATGTGCATCTCAGTTGTGCGGTCACAAGTCATGCATGTGAAATCATACATTGGCATAGTGGTACATCCTAACTTGGTGGTAGTCGCAAGTTCTATATATCTTATTGTAAGTATCTTTTTTAGAAACCGATGGCTGGTAGCCATCTAAGAAATCATTACACTGACATACTTTACGGTATTCATCTGAAAGACGAGTTACGTCTGCTTTTGCTTTGCGTAGCTGCGTTAGTATGGTCTGTGCTTGTTGTTTGTCATACATTACTTCTCCCTAAACTTTGGGTCTTGAAGTTTCTCATAGACTTCTTTTTCATAGGCCAAACTATACGACGCTGAAACCAAATGCGCAAGTGCGAAAGCATCTGCTGCGTTATCATCCGTAAACTCAGCGCCCCACTTTTTATACACGTATAAAAGCATTTCACTTTTGGATACACCATTACCTTTACCAGCCACGTACTTTTTAAGGTTAGTGGGTGGAACTATAAGGGGGTACACTCCAAAAGAATGAAGTGTAAGTTTTACCATGCCACCAAGTTCCCCAAGCATATTTGCCATTTGAGAACCAAAAGCATAGCCTTCCATTGCAACATCTTTTATATTGTCAAACTCGTGTAACCAATTCATTACGTGAGCCTGTATATCGGCAAGCCTATCAATGCCCCGTTTGTCTGACTTATATACCTCACAGTAGTAGTTATCGCCTTGAAGCGCAGTTATAGCAAACCCGCTGTATGACTGGTCAATCCCCAAGAAAACGGGAAGGGACTTATCAACTATTCCTCTGTGAAATACTTTCATTAGAACCTAGATTTCATAGAAGACGTACGACGAGTCAACTCTCGGCTAGTAAGTTGGTAGTAACGCTCTAGATTGTCCTGCATAGTTTTAAGAAGCTTGTGGTACGCCTTAGCCTGCATCAAACCCGAAAACATTGTTTGCATGTCTGGGTCTGTAAGAATCATGGCTTTAATGGCTGTGGCTTTAAGCTTTGGGTCTGACGACTTTAATAGTAAAAGCTTTGCCTCTTCATGGTCATATAAGTTTTCTGCTTCAGTAACAGCCAGTTCTGCACAGGCTACCTGAGTGATAAGAAAGTTATAGTTTTCCATATAAGCCCGTGCTAATTCCATAAGAACCTTATCGTCTACAGCTGTTACATCTGTAGGGAAAGTGGGCACATCTATATTTAAACTACTACGTACAGGTAGACCTTGTGACTCTAATACTTTAAGCATTGAATCGCCAACCCCTGCTGCAATTAAATCAACTGACATAATGTTTACACCTCGCGCATCCGTCTATACCAATGTTACATGCTGGCGGTATCTTAGCAGCTACCGCATCTACAATCATCTTAGCAGCCTCAAACAAGTGTGTAATACCCCACTCACTTCTAGGAATTACAAACTCTTTACTTTCTTGATTAGGCTTAGCCTCATAAATAATAACTGCTTCATTAGGGATATTTTCATACCCTTGAAGTTCTGCTAATTTCATATACATTTGAACTTGGTCAATATGCTTTTTAAATGGGGCGTTCATGCTCTTCCATGTTTTATTAAAATCATAGCCGTTGTCAGCGAAGAGGTCAGGTGCTTCCCAGCGCAATGTACCTTCACCAACAGACTTAATCTCTAGCATAAGAGGGTCACCTAAACCTACAAGCCAACCATCTGAATGCCCAGTGATTCTGTACTCTTCATTAAAGAAAGGCACTTCTCTATATTGCAATGGGCCGTCGTGGCAGTCTGGCATACCCCAGAATATCTCACCACACTCTTCGCACCACCATTTGCCTTGAAGAACACCCATCTTAGCAAACCAGTTTTGCCACTTAGCGTGAATATCGTGTCCCTCTTGGAATACGGTTTCTAAGCGCAAACTAGATGTTCTAGTGGACTCGGGTGAGAACCCTAGAAGATGGAAATAAGAAGCGCGGTAGCACCAATCTTTACCTACCATATCGGAAGGGTGGAGCATGTCTGTGCGTCTTGATTTGTCTTTAGGACGCGACATTAAGTAGCGCTCCACTGAGCCTAAAACACGTGTCTCTTTTTTAGCCACGTCGATAAACTTCTTTAATGTATTTCCAGGTTTGTAACTCATTGCTGCAACCTATCATCTATTTATCCATTCCTCAAGTGTCATACCCTGCTTAGCGGCTTTGCGCGTAAGCGAGTTACGTTCTCTGTGGCTCATACCGCCCCAGATACCGTGCTGTTCATCCATCTTTTCTGCATACAGTAAACACTGCTTACGAACAGGACATTCTGGAAACCCATCTTTACCATAGCAAACGGCTTTAGAAACGTCAGCTATTGTTTTATATTTAGATTTGTCTCTGGGTGGGTACCAGAGCTCTGTGTCCATTCCTCTGCATTTAGCGTCGTATCGCCAGCTTTCGTCGTGGTAAGTATCGTCGTACAATTGCACTCCTGAAGGGTCTGGCGCATTTCCATAAAATCATCTTCAGTGAGCAACACGTAGTTGTTTTCGTTTAAGCTAACGCCTAACACGGGCATACGACTATCGAGTATTGCTTCTGTAACAATCTTTTCTAGAACTGCGGCTTTAAGGGTGAAGGAGGCTTTGCCTGTCCACTTATGCTCTATGAGCATATCTGGAAAACGGACATCGCCTTTACGGCTCCAAAAAGCCCCGCTTGCAGCAACCCGCTGCCCGCCAAACTTTTTAGCTAACCGTGCCTCATGCTTTTGAGACTCCCGTTGCCCTTTACTCTTCATGTACTGTCTTAGACCCCGCTTTAATCGAGGCTAGTACTTCGCGTTCAAGGGCTTCCTTAAGCTCAATCTCTTCTCGTATTGAGCTAAGCATAGCATCTGAACCCTGCCACTGTCTATCGCCATACCGATAGTAGGCGCCTGCACGAGTAATGACTTTGTTAATGATACCGATAGCTAGTATCTCTTTAGCAAAATCAAACTCTCCTGCGTTAAGACCTCCACCGTTGGCAAAGTAGAAGTCTACAGAAGCCACTTGCTTTGGAGCGGCTGACTTGTTTTTAATAATCCTAAACTTGATGGTCTGTCCTACAAAACGCTTGTCTTGCCCTGTGCCAGCCTCAAGCCATTCATCACGCTTAACATCCACTCTAGTAAAGTAAGAATAGTCTTTACCCATACCTCCTGGAGTAGTACGTGGGTCTCCGTACATGACACCAATCTTTGAGCGCCACTGATTAACAATAAGACCTAGGAAAGGGCGTTCAGGTTTTGTCAAAGAACGTTTAGAAGCTTTTCCTACTTTTCTGAAAAACTTGTTGGTGAGGAGGGCTCCTTTTCCAACGGTGAATTCATCCATGTCTTTCTCGTCCTCCGCACTAGGTACGAGGGCAGGAAGACTATCAATAACAATACAATCAATCTCCCTAGATTCCGTGATTTGAATGACGGCCTCATAAGCCTCCTCCATAATGTTAGTAGATACGAATAATAAACGAGAAGGGTCTACACCACACATAGCGGCGTATTCTGGGACCCACTCTTCTGCTGCAACCCACACAGCAGTAAACTCAGGATTAGCTTTTTGATTAGCAGCGATTGTCTTCAAGGCAAGGGCGGTCTTTCCATTACTAGACTCACCAATTAGTTCATGCCATTGGTTAGCGGGCCAGCCGCCTCCAAGAGCTACATCTAAAGACACAGAACCTGACGTAAAACGTTTACCAGACTCTGTGATGTCGGAGCCTATAACAATTGTGTCATCGCCCATCTTCTTATTAATACTTACCATAAGTTTTGCAAGGTTGCCGCTAATTTGTTTCATTAAATGTGTCCAATGATTGTCTGTGGGTTAAAACCGCCTGATTGTACTTGTCTTGCTGGTTGAGCAGGACCTGATGATTGTCCGCCTTGCCCAATAATACCTTGACCTACACCACTACCTGATTGTTGAATAGGGTAGCCGCAATCATAGCATCGTTTGCGAGATTCAGGAGTAGCCCCTCCGTAATTACCACTTCCGCAACTAGGGCATCTGTCCGCCATTGGTCTAATCTGCTGTGTCGGCGGGTACTGAGGAGCCTGTGGCTGAACATACGTTGCAGGTTGTGGCTGTGCTAATGGAACCTGTGGCATTACAGGGCGTGGTTCAGCGGGCGTCATTTTACGCACCCACCAGTCTGCATTACTCATAGAATAAATCCTCCATATCTTTGTTCTCAGCGGCTATAGCCGTAATGTCAATAATACCTAATGCTGCTGCAATTGAAAAGGCGCCTATTATAGAAGACATAGATATAGAGTAGTAAAGCCCATTTAATATTTCTATAGACTCTTCACTAGTTTGCAAAGGCTCTCCTAACTCGTCTGCTACCGATACTGCAATAGTAGATAAAGAGTTAGAGGCTATCTCAGCCATAGTTTCAATAAAAGGAATTATAGCCTCTAATGACTCAAGCCGCTTGTCGCTGTCTTCAAGTTCTTTAGTAAGACCTTCTTCACTAATAGGAGTTAGTCCTATTAGTTCGTCAATACGGTCTTCTCCGTAACCAATGTCAATTAAGAACCAGCGCACCATAGTAGTTAGTGGAACGTTATGCATTTGCACTTCGTACTCAGGTTTTTTCTTTTTGCGAAACCAACTCACTTGTGGCCCTCTCCCCAACGTTGAACTACGTTAATATCAGAAATAAGTGGTATAGGTAAAAGGGTAATACCTTCCATAGCGTCACGAATAGCTTCTTTTGTTTTTTCAACAAGGTGGTCTGGGGCGATAGTTACAAGTTCGTCGTGAACTGTGAGAATCAACTTTGACTCCTTAGGTAGCCGTTCGTAGGCCCTAATCATAGCAAGTTTAATTATATCCGCTGCACTGCCTTGGATACGAGTGTTAAAAGCTTGGCGCTCAGAGCTAGACCTAAACTTCATTACCCGTGAGTTGATGTCAGGCAAATAACGACGGCGACCCATAATAGTAGTCACATAGCCTTTCTTACGAGCCACGCCAACCACAGTCTGCTTGTACTTAGAAATAGACGGGAACTTATCCGCAAACGAGTTTAATAAGTTTTTAGCCTCTTGAACGGTACAACCAATAGAGGCTGCAATCTTGTCAGGGCCTACACCGTATGCCATAGCGAGAACCAAAACCTTACCCGCTTTGCGGTCAACTCCCACAGTATTACCTACAGTAGTGTAAAGGTCACCGTCGGTAAGATAGTTGTCCAACATAATTGGGTCTTTAGACATCGCAGCAATAACGCGAGGCTCAATCTGTGAATAGTCAGCCACAATTAACTTATAACCCTCAGGTGCAATAAACAAGTTTCTAATGGCTTTACCATTTTCACTGGCCTCTGGGTTTGGAATGTTCTGTAAGTTAGGGTTGCGACTAGAGAACCGACCTGTTTCGGCACCCCACTGAATAAAGTCCGCGTACAACTTACCGTTAACCAACATACTATCTCGTGTTTCAACCTTAGATTTACCGTTAACTGTTTTAACTACATCGCCACCTAAATAAGGAACTACGTAAGTACTCTGCAACTTGTTAAGGTCTGAGTAAGTTAACAGCGCGTCTACAAACTCATCTTTTGAGCGAAGCTCTTCAAGCGCGGCTGCATTGATAGAATAGTCTTTATGGGTCAAAGCTTCAGCGCCCTTTTCAGTAGCATTCTTTTGTCCAGAGCCTGTAAGTTGACTGACCTTTAGCCCACGACACCCTTCGCTTTTTGGCCCATACAGTAAATACTGTTTTTCACTGTTAGAGTTCATATTAAACACTTTACCTACAACACTGTAGGCGTGAGCCTTTGCCGCTTCAATATCTGCTTCTAGTCTAGTGTTAAGTGCTTTTAAAGACTCAATGTCAATGTGAGTACCCTCTAATTTCATATGACAAAGTACTTCAAGTACGTCCATTTCAAGCGCCATTACTTTAGCTACTTCAGACTCTTCTAGTTTTCCTATAAGAATCTTCCATAATAAGAATGTGTATTTAGCGTCAAGGTAGGCGTATTTAGCCACTTCATCAAAAGAATAGTCTTCAACCTTGTGACCAATGCCTTTTTGCATACTAAACCCGAGTTCACGTTGTAAACAATCATCTAAACCAAGGCGTCCACGATTCTTATTATCATAAAGAAAAGAAGCCATAAGGGTGTCGAAGTAAGGTTTAGAAGGAACAGCATTGCCATAATATTTAGCCACAGAACTAAGGTCAAAGCCTAAGTTGTGACCAATCTTAAGTATGGTTGGGTGAAACATTAAAGGCTTTAGTGCCTCAAATACCTCCGCAGGAAATAACTGCTCAGGTCCTGGTGTAAAAACTTTAGTTGCTTTTTTGTCATCGGCTGAGTAGTCAGTATCTCTGATAGCGAGTCCTGCGTCTAAACGCTTTTGACCTACTCCCGTAAGCGGACGGATTAACTCTACAAAGTCACCATTAGGATGACCCATAGGAATTACATCTCCGCGACCATGTGTAGCAAATGATATCCACAGCACCTCATTAACCGCTGGTGTTCCGCGGTGGGTTCCTACTGTTTCTACGTCAAAAGCAAATGCATCTTGCTCTAAGTAGTAGGTAACCATTTCATTAAGTTGTTCTTTAGTCGTAATAATATTCAAGTTATGTCCCCAATATAAGGCTAAAGGGCCAGGAGCGGGGGGATAGGTGCTCCTGACCCTTCAGCGGTCTAGTTGTTAGAGCAGAGAAGCTGCGACGGCCTCTAGCTCTTCCCAAGTCGGTTCCTTAAGGTCGGAACTTGTAAACGGCTGAATGTCAACAATTGACTTTTCAATAGCCTCAATGTCTGTCATTCCCCAGTCTTCGACTAGGTCACGTGACTTAACTGCGTTCAAGTGATACATAGTTGTCTGCATCTTTCCTGAACGTGAGATAGCCCAGTAGTTCTTAGTTAATGGGCCTTGAGGTGAAAACTCTGCTGCATGGAGTGCGTCATACAAACGAGGGGACGCAATAAGACGCTCACGACGTGGGCCACCTACTGCACTTAAATTGATAATGCTGAATGCGCGCTTTAACTCTGGCTTACTGCCAAGCTTTACACATAGTGGGTCATTAGCACCCAATGAGATATAAGCACGTTGACCGCTTGTTTTTTGTGACAAGAAGTGTTGACGGTACACGGCAAATGGGCCGCTAGGGTCAATGAATTTAATGATTTGAGGAGCGTCACCAAACTTAAAATCAGTTGGGTACATACCTGTTGTTGTTTTATTTGCCGCTTCCCAACCTGATGCTACTGCTGAACTTGTAGCCTGTGCTGGTCGCGCTGTGATTGGTGCATCTGTCATAGCAAATTCGTCTTGCTCTGGCATATATTCATCTGTTCTATTTACAGACATTTGTATCATCCTTT